CGTCAGTAGCCCATCCTATGTAGACTTTATTGGTACCTTGCCCCGTTCCGCCGCCCTGCTGCACGGGCGTAAAACCAAGGTTTGCCTGTTTGCTGTTCGCCAAGTCGTAAGCTGTCTTCACCGCAGTGGCGGACGCTGCCGTCGTCGAATCAGTAAGATTCACGAGGTCGGTCAGCTTCGCAGCAAGCGTCACGTCAGCTGAGAGCGGCCCGCCGCCAGTGAGCCCCGTTCCGGCGATGACCCGCCGCGAATCTGGAACAAAGTCACCAGAGACGAAAGACGAGAGAGATATCCAGTAATTTCGATTTGCCTCTAGAGTAGGGTCTTTTGCTCCAGTTCCCGACACATCTGGCCCAGAATGTTGCAACGCGATATACTCGACATCATCACTACCTTTGACATGAGAGCCCGCGATATAGTTCAGCGTAGCTTGCCACGGGTAGACGCATCCGGACTGTTGGAAAAAGGCGTGTTGACCAAGCAGATTAAAAAGCGCGTTCATCCATGCACGTTCGACCATGACGCCGCCAGCGTCGGGGTCGACCTGCGTGATGAACGGAAAGAGATCCCGAAAAGAAGGAATGCCTTGACCTGTCGGGGTCGTCTCAGGGATCTGCACGGTATCCGCTGCATATCCCAAGACGTTGGGCATGATGCTAGGAGTCGAGGGAATAGGCATCTACAGGGCCTCCATACGGCTGGAAAACGCCGTTGTTGAAATTCTGACCGCCGGATCCGGCGAAACCGAAGGTATGTTTAGGGATGACCTGATAGACGTCATAACCGACGCCCGCAGGTTTTGGGGGCACGTCATCGCGCAAGAGAAGAGCACGCTCGTATGGCTGAAGCTTGAAGCCGATGACGTAACGGATTTTCATTGTACCGACATGCACGACGGCGATGTGGCCACGCTCCGAAAAAAGCCAGTGGACGATTTGGTTCAGGTCGAGAAGGCTGCCATCGGTGATGTTTGAAGCGGCTTTCATCCAGATCAAGAGCCGATAAGCATTGTCTTGCAAGACAAAAGTGTTCGACTTGCTCTCGTAAGTAAACGGGCCGTGCCCGAAGTTGCTGAGGTTTGATCCCGTAAAACCGAACGGTTTGATATCCGTCGCCTCTACTTCAAGCGTCCGTGGGATGGCGACGATGCGTCCCCACACGTCAAGCCCCCATCCGAATGCCGTTTCAGGGTCAAAGACGGACTCATAGAACGCCGCAATATCCGCCGTGGGCGCAATGGCGGCATTCATCGATTCGATGAGCGCCAGCAGCCGTTCCGAGTTGTCGTACTGCGAAAGTATCGTTTCGCGCCAGTTATCCACGGCCCGACCTCGTTTCGATAATAGTTACAGTGACGTTATCGGAGACGAGCGTGGGGGCTTCATCTATATTGATGGTGATGTAGTCGCCCCATGTTGGGGAGCCTTCGCCGACGCCGACGGGCGCCGCGATTTCGATACTCACCAAGTCGGTGACGCCCGTTCCGAGCACTGCGGAATAAAAGCGGCTAGCATATACCGTATCCCCGATATGAACGCGCTGGCCCGTATTCCCGCAGGCGTCGGCGGTTTCTCCGTAGAACTCGGCGACAACGGCGGACTTGATGAGTTCTTCGACGTTGCTCGGCATTGAGGCATTTTTGCGGATAGTCACCTGAATGCCCACCTGGAGCGATTCCGGGCGCTCAAAGAGCACTGTTTCGACCGCTCCGGTTACCGGATCAGTCACAGTGACGCTGGTGTTGCCGTTGTAATCACATCCGGCTGAACAACGGGCGTAAATGGCCTCAGCAATATCACTATCCGGAGCGCTGCCGACGACCGCCACATAGATTGAGTGCGGCTTGAGCGTGACGCCCTGCACTTCAAACGGTGCGCTGGTTTTGTTCTCACGCACACAGACATCAAGCACGCCATCCAGATCGCCGACGTTGGCATAGACGGCGGAGGCAACGCTCCGGGCGTTCTTCGCGACGCTGGCGTAGCGCCGGGACTCGAACGCGGCCCGGCTCTCGACGTTTTGCCCGGTGACCCCATCGGCGTTTGTAATCGTATCCCATCCGGGGATGGTACGTACAATCGTAGTCACGGTTCCCTTCCGGATTTCAATAGGCCCCGGAACCTGACAGGCAAACTCCAAAACAATGCTTCCGGATTGAGGTATCGTGCCGCCTGTCTGACAGACCAAGATGTTCCCGTCCGCATCTTTTGCAAGCGCCGGGGCTTCGCTGCCGATGCCGGGGATGACGGTGCCGGGAAGTCCCGTACAAGTACAGGGGACGACCGTGGAACGGGCGGCCTGCCGGGTCAGAAAGTAAATTTTGGCGAGCGCGTCTTGATAGATACCCTCCGCAGTCTCGGGGTTGAACATGTTCGAGAGGAACAAAAGCTGGCTGTTCTTGTCCTGCACGATGGCCGTTTCTGAGGTAATGAGCTGTCCCTGCGGCGTTGCCGGATCCGGGTTCAGCCGATTGTCGAATGCCGCCTGCCAATCAGTTTCGACAGCGTCCCGGACGGTCGCTGTGTCGGGTACGACCGGGCCGTTTTCGGTAAAATCGATGCTAGACTGCGACATCTGCGGTTTCCCCCGTTTCCGTGGTGATGCGGATTGTTCCAGTCAAAACGCGGCGGTCAAGCCGGGAAAGCTGCGTGTTGGCCTGCGCTACGCCGGGGACCTCAAGCGCGCGTGCATTTGAGCGTGCCCGCACGAGTTCGGCGGGAGGGAGGGACCCAAGCTCACGCATGAAGTACGGGATTCCGTCTTGCTGCGCGTAGTATGGTTCTCCTTGGAATGTGCGTACATACGATGCGACATCCTGCACGATACGCATAGTCCCCCCTGCCGAAGCAAGATTGCCCCCCACGGAGAGCGTCAAATCCCACTGTTCATCAAGACGTAATGACAGGAGCCCCGAATCTACCACTTCGGCAGATGATTGCACTTCATCACGAATATTGGACAGCGCGCGTACGTTCAAAACCGTTCGGAAATTCATGATGCTGCCTTATCTGCAAGCCGAGCCTGCGCAGCGGCGACAAGCGTCGCTATGTCCCGCCACTCTCCATCGCCACAGAGCACGTAGGTGGCTTGTCCGGCGGCTGCGGGCGGAACAAGGCCGGACGTCCCGGCGGTCGATACCGTCGCGCCCTGCATCTCGGGTACGGAGATGATGCCGTTGGAAACAGTGAGGCCATCGCCGATGCGCCCGCTTAAAATCCCCTCAGACCATGAAGACCAGACGTCTTCATGGTTTTTTGATCTGTATGCGACACGAATAGCACCAGAAGTTCCTGCACCGGTAGCTAAGGCCATCTGGTTAACAAATTTGCTATTTTTGCCATTGAAAACGATCAGTTTAGCTGAAAATCCCGGCCCGTTTACGCTTCCCGAGAGAGCAATAGCGTAAACGCCTTGCTCAGTAAGCGTATTACAATCAACGGAACCCTTGGTCAGTGTGTCAAATATTCCCCGCGCGCTCGCCAGATCCTCCTGATTCCCATCTATCGCCACATCTTTCACGGTGATCACGCCGCCCGCGTCGGTCGTGGTCTTCCCGTCGACAAGGTTCGACGCCTGAGCACGCTCAAGTGCCTCGTTTGCCGTGGTTTGTGCAACTATCGCAGTAGACTGTGCTGCGTCTGCGGCTCCCTGCACTTGCTGAAAGAACCGTGTGGTTTGTCTCTCGAATTCGCTTCCGGAAAGCGGTCCTGTCGGCGGCTGGTACTGAAAATCAGGCATAACACCCTCCATTACTGTGGTTGTCCGGATATGCCGGAACCGGGCTCGACCCCGGTATGAACATGGGTTTCCAAGACCTTACCGTTACTCTCAACCGTCCCTCCCATGTTCGTGAGTCCGCCGGAGAACCGGGCCGGACCGCCGTCGCCCTGTGCCGTTCCCGTCCACGTGAGGCTGCCGTTGATGCGCACGTCGGCGTTGATGGTAAGGCCGTTTTCCGCCGTCAGGACGGACTCGTTACCGTGCATCGTCAGCTTGGCCACTCCTTCGATGGTGACGCCCTCGTCGTCGACCATGACATAGCGTTCCGGCGCGGCGTTCAAGAAGCCTCCGAGATAGAAGCCGTCGCCTTTGCTCATGGCGCGGGCTGACCCCGGATTGACGTTTCCATCCTTCCCCCGGCTTTCCTTGAGCGATTCCGTGTCGCGCATGGCGTAGACGGCGAGGCCGATGTCACCCGGCTGCGGGTCGATGACGAGGGCGTTTTTTCCGCCCTGAATGCGCAGGTAGGGAAGCTTGAAGAGCACGCTCTGCTCCTGCGCCTTCTGTTCGCCCGTCACCAAGTTGATGAGGGGTTGCACGTCGACGAAGCCCACCGGGGAGACGCCCGAGCCGGAGACGGCGACCACGCGAACGGGTTCCGCCGTTGCGATGCGTCCGAGCATCTGGCTGATCATGAAGTCCTGCGCGTTGTACTCGCTGGAATTTGTCGAGAGGCCGCGTTGTCCCTGCATTATTTCTTGTCCTTCTTCGGCTTCGCGCCGGGATAGCTTGCCTTGACCTGACTCACCCACTGCGTTGCGCCGGGATAGCCTGCCTGCAATTTGTGGCTCAGGCTCACGACCTGCCAGAGGCCTGATGCGCGAGGGACGATGCTCTCGATGCGCACCGGGCCGCCAAGCTGGAGCTTCGGCTCGTAGATGCCTTTCACCGTCACGCCCTCGTTATCGAAGCTCGGATAGCCAATCATGCCGCTTTTCGCGGACCAGAGGGGCGTCGAGCCGCCGTCATCGCTGCGAAGCGTCGCAAGCGGGGAGATGACCATCTCGCCATCATCCACGATGAGGTCAATACGGGCATCGTGGGCAAGCTGCTGCGCCTGTTCCATCGGGCCCCCGACGATGGCGACATTGCGAATGGAAACGGACACGCCCCTGTTGACGAAAGCGAGCCCCATTTGCTTCGCAAGCCCCTGCATGAGCGTGGCAACGTCCTGCGCACCCTGCGCCGTCAACGGCGGCACGGGCGTAATGCTGGCGACGTATCCCGTGATGCACTCGACGTCGAAAGAAGGGTCCGGCGCCGCGTTGAAGTTCGGGACGGCGCTCACGATATCGCCGGAGAATGCCAGCGACATCCCGTGCTCTTCATCGCCCGCGTACACGGCAATGCGGTTTTTCGACGCCTGCAACGGCTTGAACGCCAGCGTCGTCAGCGTCTCCATGTCCGCCAATGGCATGTTGAAGATCTTGACCTTGGCCTTGTTCTTCTCTTTCCCGCCGGGCTTCTGTATGTCCACATCCATGCCGAGCCGGATGATCTTGGTGTTCGCACCTTGCCCGGTAGCCGTGTTGAAGCCTCCCCCAGCGAGCGTGATGTGCGCTTCAAGCAGCTTTTTGGTGAAGCTCGTGTTCACAGCGTTTCCCCTTCTTCGACATAAACGAGCTGGAATCGGTCGCCGAGGCCCGACCAGTGCGGATCCTCTTCGCCTTGCATATCGACAAAGTAGAGCTGCCCCCGGAAGGCGAGATAGTCGTACAGCTTCAAGCCGACGAGGTTACGGCAGATGAACCCAGACCAGATGACCGTCTGGTCAATGGCAAGGTCGCAGTACAGGTTCACGCCTCGGGAGATAAACCGGAGGGTGCAGTTCTGTTCCCCAAGCACAATCTGGAGGCTCTGGTTCGGCTCCTGTCGGAGCGGTACGGTCATCATCCGAAAATCCCCTCGCCCAGCTTTTTCAGTGTGCTTTTTTGCGTCGTCTGCCCCTGTTGTTTCCCGGCATCCGTGGTGCTTGCGTCGGTCGGATTCTTTGCCTGCGCCTTGCTGATTGGCTTTATCGTTTCGTTGCTGTACTGTGGCTCGACCTGCCGGATCTCTTGCAGCATGAGCCCTACAAGCAGCCTGTCCACACCGTTTTCGGCCTTGCGGTCGTAGTCGTAGGAGACAAGGTTGTAGTCGAGAAATGTCTTCTCAGGGGTGACGATGCTCACGAGATCGGTACTTTCCGCCAGCTTGTCCAGCGCCGTCAGAAACGCCGCAAGCTCGTCGCTCTTCCCCGTGCGGCCCAGCACGACCGACACCGCCGTGGGAGAAGCGATTTTGTTGTAATCCGCGAAACTCCCTTTCTCGACAGGGTTGGAGCTGATTTTGTTCTCGGACTTGATCGAGCAGGAAAAGAACGTGTCGAAGTCGAGGGCCTTGGCGCCGTCTTTATCGAAAATCGACCAGTTTCCGGGCTGTCCCGGAGGAAGCGCGCCGAATGCCATGTCAGTACCCGAATGCGCTGTCTACCTGCGCGGTTTGATTACGAAGTGCCGGAACCACTCCTTGGGCCATCCCTTCCGCATCCGTAGCCTGCGTATAGACCTTGACCTCACCCACATTGGTGGTTGATGTCATCTGACGCGAATTATTGACGTTGCTCACGCTTCCCGGACGCGCATCCCCGGCGCGCACCTGCGGCGGCAGAATAGACGGGCGGACATCACCAACCCGCATCGAATCGGCGACCCCGCCGGGCTTAGCCTCGGCCTTCGTTTCTTCCGGGCGCGAAGACTCATCGCCGCCGAGCCAATCCTTGATCCAGTCGGGAAGCAAATTGTAGAGCTTCTGGGCTACCCAGTTCAGCATTTCGACAAGCACATCATTGATTTTGGAGATGCCTCCCCAGATCGTTTTGAGGGCTTCGATAACGCCTTTTCCGTCCAGCGTAAGAACGGAGTTGAAGAGCTTGGCGACCCCCGAAAGGGCATCCCAGACGCCCCCGAGAATACTTTTGATGCCTTCCCAAATAGCCTTGAAACGAGCCCCGATTTCATCGCCAGTTCCGAACATCGACCAGAGCCCGGAAAGTGCAGATTCTCCGCCTTTGATGTAGGTAATGAGATCGTCGACAACCAGCGCGATCGCGCCGATGCCCGCAATCAACGGCGTAAACGGCGCAATCGCAGCCCATGCCGCCGTCGCCATCGCGCTCAACGCCGGGAGCATGAGCGTCGTAATGACCCCGGCTAACGCCGTAAAGAAGACGATCACGAACTGCTTGTTTTCTTTCACCCACCCGAGGAGATCGCCGAGCAGGTTCGTCAAAAACGTGATCGCAGGGGAGACGGTGCTGGCGAAAAGGGCTGAGATGGCCTCCCATGCGTCATTGAGCCGCTGCTGCGCCTCCCGTTGCTTCTTCGCGTTTTCGATGTCCTGCTTGCTGTAGATGGCTTGAGCCTTCTGGACTTTCAGAAGCTCCTCAATCCCTTTGCGGCCCTTGAGGATGAGCGGGATGGTTTTTTCGTCGAAGCCGATCTGCGTGAGGATCGAGGTCGCCTTCTGGCGGTCGATTTTTGACGTGGCGTCGGAAAGCCGAAGAAGCCCTTCTTCAAAGGAAACGGCCTTCCCTTTCGCATCCGTGAAGCTCACCCCCAGGTCTTTGGTCGCGTCCTTAAGCGGCCCGGAGTCGTGCAAAATGAGATCCTGCATCCAGTCGCCCAGATCCATAAACCGAGTCGAAAGTTCCTCGGCGTCAACCCCGGCGGCGGCTGCCGTCCGTTGCCATGCCTGCCAGTCTTCAATGCTCATGCCGAGCGCGTCCGAAGTCTTCTCGATAGCCTGAGCCTGCTCGTAATACTGCGCTATGGAGCTTTTCAGGATGGAGACGCCGCCGATGACGGCGAGGGCCTGCGCTGCCACGCTCTTGAGCCGTTCAAAGCCAAACGCGCCTTTGTCCGCCGCGTCTTCCAGCGAAACGCCCAGTTTTTTCGCTGCATCATCAAGGGCCTCAAGACGTTCTTTTGCCGCTCCGGTGCGGATAAGCTCCTCGCGCATCCGCTGATACTCTTTCGTCACCTCGCTGATTTCGCGGCCTTTTTGCACGGCTTCCTCGAAGGCGGCTTGCAACGAAGAGGCGACATCGGCAGACTGGCCAAGACCTTGGGCCCCCTTGACGCCTGCGTCATATGTCGCGCGCCCCGCGTCAACGGCTGCGGCCTGCACGCCGTCCAGCCGCTCCTGTGCGGACTGCACCTGCGCTTTAAAATCCCCTGCTTTCAGCAAGAGGCTGACGACGAGTTCACCTGCGTTCATGGAATTTGCTCCAGAGGCGTTGGTTATGGCCGTCCACGGCGATGATTTCTAGCATCTCGTAGGCATCGGACAGGCCGTACACTGTCTGCATCTCGTGCAGCGTTGCGAGGTTCCGGCTTACCGGGATGCCGACGCATCCGGGGAGGTTTGCGTAGTCCCGGAGCCCGAGGGGGTGAGGATCTGCGACAGGCGGGAGGTCAAGCCCTCGCCGCCCTGCAAAAAATCCAGACAGACGGCGATGGCCTCCCAACGCAAACGATAGATCGTGCCCACGTCTTCGACATGGGCGTCGAGGTTTTGCGGAGTAAGCCTGATGGCATCATCGGGCTTGTGGGGGTTCGGGACGCGATAGATCTGCCCGAGAAGCTCGTCATAGAGCGGCTCTGCCTGTTCCCACCGGAGCCCTGAGAGCCCCCGGAGCCCGGCGGAAAGCAGCGCGGCGGTGTTCGAAGACGCTGAAAGCGTCCGGATGTCGGCGGGCATCTCGGAACCGAAGACGGCGAGCAGCGCACGGGCGGCCCATTTTTCCAGCTTGGTGACGGGCATTTCCTTGACCTTGAAGGTCTTCCCGGCGTCGCGGCCCTTGTCGATGGCAATGATCTTTTCGTTGAGCATGACGGCCTCCACGGTTTAAAGCGGACTCGCGGTCCACTGGTCAAAGGTGATGACGAAGGCGCTCGCCTGCAAGGTCTGAGCGGCGTTGGGGCTGGACTGTACGGAGGTGAGGCCGCCCCGTTTCCCGGTGATCTTCCGGTTGATGCTCGGCATGGCGAACTCGGCATTGCAGAGCATCACTTCCCGGGCGGTTTCCTGATACGTGGCCCAATCTTCCATGATCTGGCGGCTGGGCGAGTCCGCAGCGAGGGTAATCGTAACTTCTTTGTTGGTCGGGACCCAACCAAAAGAGGTATGCCCGTCAACGCCCTTTTCCGCGACGACTGGGGTATTCGTGGCGACGCTGACCATCGCGTCGGTGCTGAACCCCTCGATCTGCACGGGACTGTCGTAGAGCCCGGGAACCGTCAGGAAAAGCGTGCAATTTGCCGCTGTAATCGTCATGTTGCCGAAGTTGTCAGCCATGTTTTACCTCATCACTGAATGGCCGTGGCGGGCATGACGATTTGCTGCACGCTGCCGCCGTCCATGTAGTAAAATTTGCATTCGGGGGACTGGCGTTGTCCGCGTACGGTCGCGCCGGGGTCCTTGACCTGCATATACCAGCCCTGCGTTTCAAGCGTCTGGGAAACGTCCAGCCCGATTTCCGCGAGGAGCTGCACCTTTTGGGTGTTCGAGAGGGTCACGCCCGTGCGGATAGCCCCGAAGTCGAGAAACCGCGTGATGGTGTCGAGACATGCCGTGCGGATCATGCCGTAGCCGCTCTCGTTGTAGGGGATGCACTTTACGGCCTTGAACAGATCAAGGAGGTTAAGCTGGAGGCCGTCTTTGATGGCGATGGCGTCAAGGTAGGTGTCGAGCCAGCCCCATTTGCCGGAAACCTGCCCATTCTGGAAAAACTTGAACTGGCTGGAGGCCGTGGCGAAGTCCGCATAACAGTTGTAGCCATTGGCGATCAGCGCATCATAGTTCTCGTCGTTGTCGCAGGTTACGGCAAGCCCTTCGCCTTGCTTGAAGGCGAATGTGAGCCGTCCGTTCGTCTCTTCAAAGTTGATAGAGGCCGCCGTGCCCATGACCCACGCGGCGAGCTCAGGCGTGTTGAACACGGGAACCGTCCCGTCAAGTTCGAGCACCTTGGCGATCTGATACCCCGCCGAGGCCGTGGAACCCGCGACCTGCGCGGCGTTGTCGGTATCCCACAGCACATAGGCGAAACGTGTGTCATACCCGGCGCACCATTGTGCGAGCGCGATCTTATCGTCAAGCTCGGGCTCCCATACCGTTGAGAACGTCACCCAGTCGCGGGCATACATGAGCACGTTGGTCATGCAGTCGGGGAGCGTCTGCGCGGCCATGCCTACGGACTGGACGGCCCCGGACTGTTCGGTGAGCAGCAAAAGTGCGCCGAGGTCGGTCCCGGCTTCCGGCGGCGTCGGAAAGGCCACGGCGGAACTTGCCCCGGTCGTCGGGCTGTCGATCTGGAACGCCCCAGTCTGGCTGGAGTACGTCACCTTCGCCCCGGTCGCGCCCGCCGTCGTGAGCGCGGTCTGGATCGCCTCCGCAACCTGCGAGAAGCTGGTTGCAGCGGACAAATCCACGGAGGAAAGCGTGTGCGGCGTGTTGTCGATGGAAATAACCATCGCGCCGTTGGTGACGGCCTGCAACACGGCGAGATTGCCCGTATACTTCGCGCCGCGCAGCCATGCGCCCACGGCCTCGCCGTTGTACCGGGCAAAGAAGATCTTGTCCGGGAGGCTCGTCGTGTTCACATAGCCGGAAAAGTACATGGAAGCCATGCTTGCTTCTTCCGAAAGCGAACCGAAATAATTCGCCACGGCCTGCGCGCTGGCGAACTGAACGACTCTACCTGCGGGCAAAAGCTCGGACTGCGAAAGGATGAGCCCGGCGAAGGTCAGGCCCGGCGTGCCGCCCTCGATGATGCGGGGGATGATTTGAACCAGTTTGTCGGCATTGACGCTCATTGCGCCCTCCTGTGTTTGCTATGCCAGCGGATGCACGGAAAGTTCCGCGTCGGTAAAAGTATCCATCTCAACGTGTTCAACGCGGTTTGCCTGAACCAGCACGTTGAGCATGAAGCGGGGGTTGTACTGCTCGTCCCCTTCCGCCTGTGTCATGTCCTGCGGGTCTTCGACGTACAGAGGGGCAATCCCGTACGTTTGCAGGAAACGGCACCCGACGCCGTCGCGCAGGAGCGTTGCGAGCGTCTGGGCACGGTCGGCGGCGGTCGGGCCGTAGACGTCAAGCTGGACACGGCGGCGCTGCGGCTGCACGATGGCCTCTCCGCCGCACTCGGTCTGGTGCAGGTTCGTCGAGAGGCGCGTCATGCTCATCGGGGTGACGAGCACGTAGTTTTTCGCCTTCGGCTTGCTCACACGGTTGACGTAGCCGCGCACAACGACGGCGGAATCGCCGAGGTAACGCTTACAAAAATCGCCGAGGGCCTGCACGAGGATGCCGTCACTCATCGTCTCCCCCTTTGGGCGGTTCCGTGGCCCCGACTTCCGGCGGCGCGGTTTCCCGGAGCTTCACGCACCGGATTTTCGTCCAGCCTGCCGTGGGATTCCAGCGCTCCAGAACTTGATCTACCTGCCACTCGGCGCCATCCCAGTAGAGAAGATCGCCGCCCTGCTCCGCCGGACGATCAAGGGCCGACCAGTCCCCTGAAAGATAAAAGTCGTGCCAGATCGTGTTCTGGCGCTGCTGCACGAGGAATTGCAGCGTCTTGTCGGCGACAGGCTGAGGCTGCGCCATGACTTCAACGGCGGGGGCCCATGCCGGGACCTGCTCATACTGCGCGGTTATGGTGAAGCCTGTGGAGACGAGAATCACGACCGACTGGAAAGGGTTCACGATGCTGATAAGCGGACGCACAAGTTCATGGAGATTCATTTTTTGACTACCTCGTAATCGATGGACTTGAGCAGGCTTCCGGAATCGATGAGCGTCCCCTTTCCCGCGCCCTTGGCGTTCTTGCGGCGCTTGGTGGATTCGGCGTTGTCCGGGGGCATATTACTCTTGATCGTTGCTTGAATGTCGTCTGCCATGCGGCGTCCCACAAGCCGCATCGCCTCTTTCGGCGTCCGTCCGGCTTCCAACGCTTCCGCGAGGTTATCGCACCATGCGTCTGCCTTGGCATCGAGCGTTGAGCGCAGGAAAGGCCGTGAGGGGATGGTGACGGTGTGGGCTTTGACCGACGCATCCTGCGCAAAATCACTTTTGCCCTTCTTCACGAACCGATTCCCGACGCTGCCGTCACGCTTCCGCTTGAAGTACAAGGTTTGCGTCCGCTCAGGGATTTCGATTGTTGCGCCGTATTCGTTGTACGCCGCATACTCTGCGACGGGAGTACCACCTTCGCCCCGCGTCGCATTTTCGAGCACCCCGGCCTTCACGACGATATCGGGGGTAATGTACCGCTTGAGCAGCTTTTCGAGTTCTCCGGACACCATTACCCCCACGGATGCCAATACCGGGCGGCATAGTAGCGACCGCCCACGGCATAGGGCTGGATGGCCTGCCAAAACGTCTGTCCGCACGGCGTCTGCGCGTAAAAGGCTTTCCCGGTGTCCTGGGGCACGGAGAAGCTGATGCTGACAGTTCCTTCCGTCGCCGAGGCCACTGGCCCGGCCTGCCCCATCGGCCACAAGGCCAGCGTCGCCAGATGGCAAACGAGGAGATACAGAAGCGTCTTGCGGATCATGATGCCGTGGGCCGGATCATAAGGAACCGGGGATGAGTTTGTGTTGTCCAAGAGCAGACAGGCGACGTCGAATGCCTGCCGAAGCTGTGCATCGGTCAGGAGGGGCTGCCCGGTCTTCGGATCGAAGAAGCGCGGATAGGCCTCCCGGAACTCCTGCGGGTCAAAGACAACAACAGCCACGGGTTAGAACCCCACCTTGCTCTGGAGCGGTTCGGTCTGCGCCTTGGGGTCGTTCTCCACATCCACGGGCTCCAGCCCGTTGCGCAGTTCCGCCCTTTCGTCGGCCTCGTCCACGGCGTCGGCCTTGCGCGCCTGCGCGAAGATAAGCCCGGACTTGAAGATTTCCATGTGCGGCCCATAGGTCTTTTCAATGTACGCCCAATCGTCGGCGTTCACCCGCGTCAGCCCGAACGCGCCCACGGGCAGCACGCCCTTTTCCTTTCCGCGCAGGCTGGCGGCGTTGCCTTCGATGAGCACCTTGCGTCCGTCGGGCATGGGGAACGTGATCCCGGTCGTCCGGTTCAGGGCGACCATCACGGTATCCGTCTTCGTCGCCTGCGTTGTTTCCGGGGCGGTATTCTTTTTGGGTCTGGCCATATCTCTGTATCCCTCCGTTGTTTTGGTCATCATGGCAAAAGAGCCGGGACGAAATCACCGTGAACAAAGTTCGGCTATGCAGCATGGCGAAGGCGGTACTTGCCCAGCATGTTCAGGTCGTTTTTCAGGGCCAGCCGGAAGGCTTCGATCACGTCGATGTGGTACGCCTTCACGCTCCCGAAACGGCTGTCCTCGATTTCCCGGATTTCGTAATCCATACGGCGGGACATATCGGAAAGCTTGCGTCCCGCGACGGAGTACGCGGCTGGCGTATCCGCGAAGACGTCAAGGAACCACGGGATGCCCTTCACGGACTTGTAGTCCCTGCCCCGCCCAAGTTCGTTCTCAAGAGCCGCAGCCTTGCGGACGGCGGCGGAGGCGGTTGCCATCGCGGTGGCCTCGCGGCGGGAACCGATTTCGGCCTTGGTGCGGATCGCATCGTCGCGCTCGGCTTCGATGCGCCTGATGGTGTCCTGCGCGACCAGCACGGCGCGGGCAAGGATGGCTTCGGGGGTATCGTTGGGCTTGGCCATCAGGTAGCCGCCCGTCTTGCGGATGGAGGGGATGACCTCATGCGTCACCCACCGCTTGAACGCCTTGGCTTCGGGCTTGCGGGAACGCAGGATGAGGGAATACAGGCCCGGTTCGGAAATGATTGTCATTTCCTGCTTTCCACCGGGGGTGTCCATACTATGGACGTCCTTTTCATCCTCATCCAGAAGTGCAAGGCTTGAACGAGGGTTGCCCAATTCAAGAATATCGCACACGTCTTTCGCCACGAACCATGGTTGCACCTTGCGCTCAACAACGCGAAGGGAACCGAACTTTTCATGCTCGAAAAGAGCCAAGGGGGAATTTTCCATCGCTGTACCTCCATAGTGTTTTGGAAATGATGCCGCATGGCGGCGTGGGAACACACCGTGAACAAGGTTCATGCTTTCCATACAAAAAGCCCAGCCGTTCACCTCGCGGCTGGGCTTTCGCATGGAGGGAAGGATGGGACTAGGCTCCAGTCATCTGCGCAAAGGCAAAGGGCATGAGCACGATGCCGCCGTAGGTGGTGCCGACGAACTTCTGGCGGAAGCTGGAGAGGTCGGGCACAACACGGCCGGCACGCATCTTTTCGCCGAAGGCCAGCGTGCCGGATCGCTGCCCGTTCACTTCGGGGGCGATGAGGAACATGGTTTCCCCGGCGGTCATGCTGTGCAGCTCGGGGACGGTCACGATGTCAATGCGGGTGAAATACCGCTTCAACATATCCAGCACGGACACGTTGAAATCGGTAGCCGCGCCGAGGCGAACGGCCAGTTCGGGGGAGAGGCAGAGCTTGAGGGGCGTGTCCTTGTCAATGAGGCCGCTGGACTGCTCGGAAAGCTGCGCGAACAGGGCGAGGACGTCATTGTAGATCTGCACCGTGGTCTTGTCGGCCCATTTCGTGGAGCCGCCCGTGCCCGTGGCCCCGGCGGTGATGGCCGCAGGGAGGTTCGGGTCGTTCAGGATGCCGTAGATTTCCTTCCCGGCGACACCGAGCAGATAGAAGCGGTTCTGGTCGATGTCGATGACGTTGGCCGCCGCGCGCTGCTTGGAGGCCGCGAGGTTGACTTTCGCCGTGCTCGACATGTCCACTTCAAAGTCGCCGTAGGTGATGGACGTCTGGAAGACGTACTGCACGCGGGTCTGCCATTCGGAGTTCACGCCCGAAGTCGTGCCGTTGGCATAGTCGGAATACGGCTCGGTCTTCCCGGTCATTTCGTCGACGCGCCACTTCATGTACGGGGTCGTCCAGTCGCCCTTCTTCTCTTCGCCGAAGATTTCACGGGCGCGCCGGGGCGCGGTCAGGATTTCGATGACCATCGGGTCGATATACGCCAGAAGCTCGGCGGGGACGGTCGTGTTCGGAGTAGTGATGAGCGCGGCGTCCTGCGCGATGCGTGCACGGTTCTCCGGGGTTGCCCACATGCGGGCGCCCGGGAAGATGAAGCCGTAGCGCTTGGCCTGTTCAAAAGTCGGATTCATGTAGTACCTCCTACGCTCCGGCGGCGGCTGCGCCGAGGTTGGTGCGGGCCTGTTCCGCAGTGGTTGCGCCAGTTCCGCCGTTGGCCACGCCGAGCGCTCCGGTGGCGTTGCTGAAATCTTTCTGCATCAGGTTCGAGGTGTCGCCGCCGGATCCCGACGCTGCGGCCTGTCCCCAATTGCTGATGATGATCGGTTCCCCGATTTCGCCGGGAGTCTTGACGACCCACCCCGTATCGAGGTGCGTCCCGTCGGGCGTCCCGGTGCTGATGGAACCGTCGGCGGTGGAGGCAAGGACGGCCTGCCCCACCGTGGCCTTGGTCGTGGAAACGGCCCAATAGTCGCCCTTCACGGCGACGGTGAGGTTCGAGCCTTCCGGGACGGTCAGGGTGCCGTCAGAGAAAATTTCATAGTTCACGTAGTTGATGACGCGCTCAACGAAGCCGAGCACGGCTGTGGCGGTGCCCGCGACGTTGGTGGCCCGCGTGTTGTCGATCGCGCCGGAATCCACGACCGGGAAGACGAAGCGCCCAACAGGGAGGGCCACCGCCGCCAGAGGGTTGAGCGGGGTGTAGATGCTCTGGTCGGGCGTCGCTTTGTCGCCCGCGACGCCGGGAGCGACGGAGAGATTGACTTGGGACTGCAAAGGCATGGTGTGCCTCCTATTCGGCAATAGTGATGTTGGAAAGCCCGGCGAAGCTGCCGGACATGCGCCCGACGGGGGCTGCGTCACGGGCAACGGAAGGAGCCGCCTTCTGCTTGCGGAGGATATCGATCATACCGGGCCATGCCTGCCGGGGATACTTGCGGGGATTCTCCCCAAGCTGCTCCAGCGCGTAGCCGTAGACGTCGGAGGCGGAGTCGAAGGACAACGGGTCAAGTTCGCCCACCAGCCCGCGCACGTCGCGCACGGCACGGGTGAGGTTCCGCATATGCTCCTGCGCTTCGGCGACTGCGGATGCCTTGATGCGGGCGGCGTCCATTGCGGTGAGAGGACGCGGACCACGGCGGCGGAATGCCCTGTCCTGAGCTGCTCCCTTGTCGTCCGGGGCTTCATCTCCGGTCACGGGGGAATAGGCGAGATCGGCGAGGGAGTCGGTCAGCTTCTTTTTCTGCTCCGGTGTGAGGTCGGGGACGGAAGCGAGGATGCGCTTAATGGCCGCGTCCTTGTCCTCGTCCTTGCCGAGTTCGCGGCGTTCGCCCTCGGATTCGTGTTCCCGGTCAAGCTTGCGCCGTTCCTCGGGGTTCCGGATCAGCTCCTCACCGTACTTGACGCCCTCGGCAAAGGCTTTGCTCTCCTGCGGGTTCTCAGCGTCGAGGCCGCAGGCATCCATAGCCTTTTTCATACCCTCGGACTCATGCTCGCGGTCGAGCTTCCTGCGTTCGTCCGGATTGCGCTCCAGTTCCTCGCCGTATTTTACGCCTTCGGCAAAGGCGCGGGATTCGGCGGGGTCTTCCGCATCAAGCCCGCAGGCGTCCATAGCTTTCTTGGCTTCTTCGTCCATCGCTTCCTTTTTCTCCGGTTTCTCATCACCCGTGGCCTTGGAGTAGGCCAGATCGGAGAGGGAGTCCGTCAGTTTTTTGACGTCCTCGGGGTCGAGTTTGGCGGACAATTCACCGATGAGCTTGCGGATTTCCTCCGCCTTGTCCTCATCTTCGGTGATATCCACGATTTCGCCAGTCACGGGGTCGACCTTGTGCAGGTCGATGATGGCCTGCGCAAGCTCCACTTCCTGCTTTTCGATGTCCGGGTTGTCGTCTTGCGCGCCCCGGAACCATTTCTTAAACGTGCCCATAAACGTTCCTTTTTTCGTTGAAGTTGGATGAGAATCCGCCACCACCACGTCCGGCCCGGCCCGCCCTTCTTCGACCAGCGCGACGTGGTTGCCTCGGATGTTCCGCATGATGAAATCGTAGGGGGTGCCCTCGTAGCTGCCCGGCGTGAAATCCGGGTCGTAACGGTAGGCGCAGGAGAGTTCCCGGAAAGAACCGTCTTCAATGGCGTCGATGGCGGCCCGATCCCACACGGTCAGCGGCGCATCTACATACGGCGGGTTCCAGACCGCGCCTGTGCCCACCGCGCCCACGCGGGTGAGCTTCTGCGGCTCTTCCGCGCTGTCGATGTGGTGCTCGATGTGCAGCGGCAGCCCGGCCCATGTCTCAAGCGATGCTTGAAGTTCTTCCGGGTCACGAAGCCCGTAATAGACAGCCTCGGGGTCAAGCCCGGCTTCCTGCCAGCCCGGAATCTCCCGCCCGTAGTAGGGATTCACCGTCGCTTTCGTGATGTGCGAAGCCCCGACGTGCAGGAAGCCGTTCTCGTCGGTTTCCCGCTGTGAGGGGGCCGCGTCGAAGGTGAGAGTGGTATTCATCGCTTCGCCCTAAAGTTTTTGCCCAGCATCCGGCAGGCCTCAACGCTATGTCTGCGCTCGTAATCCATAATGGGATAACTGATATGAGGCGGGAGAGGGGCATTCCTGAATTTGGGGTCGCTTCGAAATTCCCGCTCCTCGAAAAGAGCCAACCTGTACTCTAGGGCCTCAACACGTTCTCTTAGTGCTGCTACATCGTCTTTACTGCTTTCCCAGAACATTGTTTCTCCTAGTCCCCGAACTCGGGGATTACCGCTCTGTACGTGCATTGGCACCCCGGAAGCTCACCGCAAAGCACTTTGCGCTTCACGTCAGAGTCGTAAAGACCTTCCGTGATGACGAACTTTTTCCCATTCATGAGCTGGTGGGTATGGCGGCTCGTTTTCTTTCCCGGCACATGTACCCAGACGCCTTCGGTGATGCCGAGTTCCTTGTCCTGCACCCGCTTAAGGGTCTCGGCCGCCTTGTTGGACTGGTCGCGGGCAATGAATTCTGCCCGGCGCCGGGTGATTTCGTACCGTTTGTGCAGTTCGTCGGCGAGGAACTCCACGTCCCGGCCCGTGCTGGCGGAACGCATTACAAGCCCGGTAACTTCGGTAATGTACTGCTGCGGAATGGACTTGATGATATTGTAATTTTCCAGTAGCAACGCCCGTTCCACATCATTCATGGCCCGGGTGCTGGCCTTCATCTTTACCGTGAAGCCCGCATCCTTGAGGGCCTGCCGCATCCCGGCTTCCGTGCGCCGCCTCGTACTGCCCACGAACTCCCGTGCAAAACTCTCCGCGCTTTCCCTCCACCGCTTTGTCCAGTAGCGGAACAGGCGCTTGAGGCGGTCTTGCAGGTCACTCGCCGGGGATGCATCTTGTGCTATCCGAGTTTCCTGCTGCCGATACTCGGCGCGCAGCCACCAGATGACGGAACGCTGCATCTCGTCGAGGAGAGATATCAGCCGCTTCCGGTATTTCGCCCGGATGCCCGCGTTGGGCTTGATGGCGCGAATGACCTTAGCCATAGACGGCCCCGGCCTTATCCACATCGTCGATGTCAGGCATCAATCCCTCTTCCCCGGCTTCCGGCAGTGCGTCAGGCATTCCGTTGCCCTGCGGCACTTCCGCTGGGTCTATGTCGGAGAAACCGCTGTCCGGGTCACTGGCAAGGGACTGTCGGGCCTCTTCCTGAGAGATGACATCCCGATCCATGTAGACGGCGATGGTATCGGCCTTAGTCTTCTGGAGCGTCGCAAGGGCCGCCCTATCCTCTTCGCCGAGGGGCGCGAAGTCGAAAGTCACGGAAGGGTCGATGGTTCCGCGCAGGTAGAGCTGGATACAGTCGAGCGCCTTCTTGATGCCGTCGCGCAGGACTTTCTCCTGCTGGCTCCTGACATGGTCGTAATAGTTGCGGATGTCCGATTCGCCCGTGGCATTGAACCCTGACGGGCTGATGCCGAGCAGCTTGACCGCCGGGGTTCGGTTCAGGGCGGCGAGGATTTCAAGGGACTGGCGCACGATGTCGGTCACGCCTGAAAGCGGGGTTTCCAGCTTGACCACGTCTTCCGATTCTTTGTCGACGGCAAGCACGCCGTCATTGGTCATGGTCTGAATCATGTACCGGATGCGGGTATCGATCTGAGCGGTGCCCCCGGCTGAGTACAGGATGTCTTCCATCTTCGTCTTGAAGACGGTCAGCGAAAACTTGGTCAGTAGCCGGGCTTCGGCGGCGCGGCATTCCTGAAAATGCAGGACGTAATCCCAGAGGATCTGCGCCTGCGGGATGCCCAAAAAATTGTAGGCGGGCCGCAGCAGCACCGGGCATTCGTTCGCAACCAATCGGATGAGGCGCGATGCGTGTACCCGCTGTCCGAGCACCCACCACCAGCGCGGGCGGAAGTAGTCCGGCTCAAGCGGCGAAAGGCTGTTGTAGTCTCCGGGGAAGACGTTCACGGGGTCGATGACGACGAAGCGCAGCACGCCGCCGGGCCTGAGTTCGGCGGAATACGGGCTGACGTTCAGCGGGCGTTCCAGCTCTTCCCCGACTGCTCCGGTGTCGATGAAAAGGAAGGCCCCGCCCTCGTACCCCACAAGCTCGGTCGCATCATGGAAAAGGCGTTGCAGTGCGAACCTCTTACACGCCTGCGCAAGGTCGGTGAGCAATGACTCGTCGCCGCCCTCCCCTTCGCGCTTGAACTCAATCCATGCTCGTGTCATGTCGTCGGATACCGTCTCGACGCAGGCACGAATCAATCCGTTCTGGGCAAGATTCTGGAGGACGCCGTAGCCCATGAATTGAGGGGCAATCCCGACTCCAAGCTCAAGCGAGTGTTGAAGCAGGGAATAGACGCCGGAATCCGCAAGCCGCGCATCCATCGCAAGCTGCACTTCTTCTGGAGCGCCGAGCGTCTTCGCCGGGCCGTACAGCCGGCTGATGTCGTCGGGCGTAGGCGGCAAAGGTTGAGCAAGGCCGCCGCGCACGTCCGGGGAGAGATTCAGACGGCGCGACGGCTGCACGGCTTGCGGGGCTATGGAGGTAGCGTGGCGATAAGTGCGCTTCTTGCTCATGAGGGCATCATGCTATGAGCGAAGAAGAATTTACACCGTGAACAAGGTTCGGAGTTTACCGGAAGCGATACCCTATACGTGGTTGAGTGAGGATAGCAGGATTGATAGACATGGGGCGTTTGGCGTCGAAGTCGCGGAGGGCCTGAGTGGTGGCGTCCACTTGGTCGTCGTGGGGCGCTCCGGGGAACTGCGTCAGTTCCGCGACGTACTCCCGCGCCCACGGACAATGCTCAGGGTGCGGGATAAGGACGTTCCCGGCCTCGAAGAACGTAGTCACAGCATGGGCGCGGGCCGTTTTGCTGCCGTCCGGCTCCACGGGGATAATGCCGGGAACGGCATGTTTCAGCGCGTCGATGACCGCCGGGCCGTTGGCCTTGTCCTCCACCAGTTTGCGGGCCGCACCGGGCCATTTGGCGGCGAGCGCCCGGAACGCGGCGACCGTGTCCGTAAATCCCATGCGCCGCCGGACCTGATCAAGGAGGTAGCGGTCGGCCCCCTTGCGGCCCCACACCTGCCCCACAACAAAGTCGGTATCGTCGCCGTCCTTGAACGTCATATCCCACGAGATAAGGAGCTGGTCGAACTGCTCCGGCAGGTCTTTGGGGAGCCAGAACCGCAGCCACTCGGATTTGAAGATGGCGCCGCCGTCTGGCGTAGGCCGCTGCTGGTACAGGGCCTCCCAGTCACGTGTGCCAAGGGCTTTCTTGATGGCAAGAAGCTGCTCCAACGGGTAGCGTTCAGGGTGTAAGGCTTCACCTGCCCTACGGTGCAGCTCGTCTTCCGTTGCGATGGCGGGGAAGTTCACTACGCGCCAGTGGTCGCCCTCCCCCCGTGCGGCGGCCTCAAGCAGCCGCCCTGAGAGGTCAGCCATGTGCCAGCGGGTATTGATGATGAGCACCCCTCCGCCGGGCGCGAGGCGCGTGTACAACGTGGACGTGTACCAGTCCCAGACGTTCTGGCGGATGGTCGGGGAATCGGCGGACGCCCGATCTTTGAATGGGTCGTCGACGATGACGATATGCCCGCCCATGCCCGTGATGCCGCCGCCCACGCCAGCGGAACGGTAGCATCCAGCGTGCCCCACCACCTCGAAGATATCCGAGTTGCGGAGGTAGGAGCCGTTCCCGACTGTGCGGATATTCTTGCCGTAAAGGGCTGTTCCCGGGAAGAGTTCCCGGTATTCCGGGCTGTCGATGACACGCTGAACATCGCGGTTCATGCGCGAGGACAGGTCGGCGGCGTAGCTCGTTGAAATGACGGATAAATCGGGATAGCGGCCCAAGGCGTAGGCCGGAAAGCGGCGGGAGGCCAGCTCGCTTTTCCCGTGGCGGGGCGGCATGGTCAGCATGAGGCGCGGGGAACGTCCAGCTACGACATCGGCAAGGAAGGCGTCCAGCTCGGAACAGATTTCCTCATGCACCCATCCCATGCGGTAGCCGGGCATGGTGTAGCGCACGAAGGCCGCGAGACAGCTCCGGGCCAGCGCACAACGAATTTCAGCAAGCACCTCACCCGTCATTCCTCTCCTTCTCTTTAAAAGCCTCCCGCGTCAGCTTAAGCAATTCATCGGAGGAAAGATGGGAAAGATCAAGTGCTGGTGCAGGCGACATCGTTCTATCGGAACTGGAAAGATCGATTTTTTGAATCTCTCGCCATCCCATACGAGTCTTTGCCCAGAAAATAAGCGCGGTTGTATCACCTGACATAGCTTTTTCAAAGAGACGCTTTCCGATTTTAGCATTAGCGTTGGTCCTGCCTATGATGAGCTCCTCTTTATAGAGCTTCACCATCGTATCAACGGATATGCCAATCTTTGCAGCGATCTCATCTTGCGGTACTCCGTATTGAGCCATTGCCTCAACAAGCGCCGCCTTTGTTCCAGATCTTTTTATCGCAGGTCTACCACCGCTCATAGAACGCCTCCGAGCAGGTTGATGTAGTACGGAATCGTTAGTTCAAGCCCCTCATCCAAGCTCGTTGTCGGCTTGAATCCCAAAAGAGCGGACGCTTTTCCAATATCAGGAACGCGCCGCGTGGGGTCGTCGTCAGGAATGGGCCGGAATACGATTTTTGATGACGACCTGACTTTTTCGATTATAGTCTTGGCAAGCTCCAAGATCGTGATTTCTTCGGGGTTTCCAATATTTACCGGACCCGTGATATGACTATCCGACTCCATCAGCCGGACAATCCCTGATATCGTATCGTGTACGAAACAAAACGAGCGTGTCTGAGAACCATCCCCGTATACGGTTATATCATCACCCCGTAAGGCTTGGCATATGAAGTTAGGAACAACCCGACCATCGTTTATCGACATCATAGGTCCATAGGTGTTGAACAGGCGCACGACTTTAACTTTGATCCCCTCTTCGCGGAAAAAGTCGAAGAAGAGACTTTCTGCACAGCGTTTCCCCTCATCGTAGCAGGCTCGGATGCCGATGGGGTTGACGTTGCCTCTATCAGTCTCTCGCTGAGGCGAAACTAGTGGCTCGCCATATACTTCTGATGTGGATGCCTGCAAAACCGTCGCACCATGTACCTTGGCAAGCTCCAGTATATTCAATGCCCCAAGTACGCAGGTCTTTGTAGTCTGAATTGCATTTTTGCCCTGATAGTTTAAAGGGCTTGCTGGACATGCGAGATTGTAAATTTCGTCTATATGCTCAGAAGCCTCAAAAGGAGAACAAATATCATGAAGAAAGAACTGAAAGTTTTTGAGCCGATTGGGGATATTATTAATATTTCCGGTTGAAAGATCGTCTATGCAGATAACCTTGTGTCCTTTTTTAAGCAATTCCCTGCAAAGATGTGCTCCTAAAAATCCGGCACCACCTGTTACGAGACTTGTTTTCATGAATCCGCCTTTTGGTATCGAGGGGAAAGGATTTTGGGCGTGCAGTGATTCCAAGAGATTTTATGGTGGTATCGCATATACGTATCTTTGAGCGTCGATATTTTCACAGCAGATGGGCACATCATGACAGTATAAAAACTTTTCATATATGTACCATTTTCAAGATACATATCGGTCAGCCCACCAGCTTGAGATTGTGTCTCAGCTTGATTGATGCACGTATTCCCGAACGAGAAAAACAGCTTGCCCCGATGCCCCAGAGTGACATACGTGTTAACGTCATCATTCATACGTCCAACGAACTTGAAAGGGCGTAATGTCTTGCAAAAAAACGCGTTCATGGCTTTTCGTTTCACAGCCAATTTGGGGAAATCAATAGCCCCACCAATGAAATCGCCATTCTGCATAAAGCAGACGCTTAAAGATGGAGTTCTTTCTAAAAAATCTAGATAGGCATCGAAGACATCATCGAGGCATTGTGGGTATACATATTTCAAGACGCCATCTTTTGCATATCTGTGCTGGAACGAGTCATAATCATCGTCAAGTTCTAAGAAAAAATCGAGTCCCAAGCCCTCGGCTATTTTGTGACACATATTTCTAGCAAAAAGGACCGTATTTTTCTTCTGGATATTATCACCACGATCAGTAAATCGTGCTGCATCTTCCTTACAAAAGCGGATCACTTCTTTACCATACCGACGAATATATTCATCACCTGTCGTATCTTCATCATCAATAATGAGGTAAATGGGGCCTGTATATCCATGCTTTCGGAGTGAACGATATGTTTGCTGATTCTGAGGGCGTCCATACGTAAGTATAAAGCAAGCAAATTTTTCATGCCTCATCGTTCTTATCCTCACGGATTAAGGCATCTCGAAGTTCATCTATCCGGGAAGAGAGCTCAACAAACCCGTTTTCAATCGCATTATCAATGTCGATGATAACAAGGGCTGACTGCTCCATAAGTCGCTGCATTTCAGGGGATGCGTTTGCGTAGTACTCTGCGATGTTCTCGTAGTTGAAAACCGTATGCCGATGAGCAGCCGCGAGAAGAAAGGCTTTTTCTTTCGGAGAAACGGTTGAGTCATGAATGGCCTTGGCGAGTTCATTATCCTTTGTCTGGTCGTACAGTTCATCTACGCAAACAGATCTACCCGTAGGCTCATATATGGGGGTTGTGGCTTTCGCTGTGTACTTATCTTCTACGGGAACATCTTCTTGGGGCTCGAAAAGCTCAGCCTCAAAACCGATAAGATCAGTATCAAAATCGGCTAGTTTGAGCTCTTCAAGCTCAAGGGCCAAAAGTTCGTTGTCCCATTCAGCCCAGTTTGCGGACTGATTGGCAAGCAGTCGAAAAGCCTTGACTTGAACATCACTCAACTCGTCGGCAAGAGCCACAGGGACATCTTTCAAGCCGAGTTTCTGAGCTGCTTTCAGGCGCAGATGTCCATCAACGACGGTGCCATCGGACTTAGCGACAATGGGGATACGGAATCCGAACTCCCGGATGGCCGCACACATACGATCAACCTGCGCATCATTTTTGCGCGGGTTCCTTGCGTAAGGTATCAATCGCTCAATAGGCCATTGCTCGACATTCAGCATTTTTATAGTTCCGAAAAAGTTACAGCGTAAAGAACTTCATAATGAGCGCGCCGAGGCTGCCGGCCGCAGCAGCCACGCCAGCAAGGACGGACAGGCCCCCGGCGCGTTTGTTCTCGGCGGCTTCAAGCGCGGCGATACGGACATCCAGTGCTGTGAGGCGCTTGCCGTGATCCTTGAGCTGCGTTATCACGATGTCGTCGAGACGCTGGTTGGTGCCCGCGACCTCGGCCTTGAGCCCGGAAAGCTCGGCCTTCACTTCCCCGATCTCGCGGACAAGCTGCACGTCGTCGTTCATCGCCCCGCCTCCACGCCCTTGATCCACAGGAGCAGGTTCCCGGCCTCGCCAGCGGGCAGGTGCACCCACTCGCCGGGCTCGGTGAACGTCTCGCCCCGGTAGGTGTAGGACCACTCACCCGTCACGACGGCCCCCGGCGTCAGCGGAGCCGGGCTTGTCGCGGC